TGATTTCTGATTTTTGTTGCCCACTCGAAACCTGGGTCTCCACCCCAAGCCGACCAAGCGACTCTCCCTGCTGATGGAAAGCCATCTTCCCCTGAATTGAAACCCTCTGCCTTCTTGTCCACTTCGTGCCTCTTGAAGAATGAAAACATTCTCAAGATTGTTTCTGCACTTACTGGGTGTCCAGCAGCCAAGTCGCTTGCTCTTTTTTTGCCCACAGGTGTGAAGCCAGAGCCAGCATCACCATCAGCAATCCAACCCAAAGCCATTTTCGCTTCATCTTGGACTCCTTTGGGAACGCGATATGTTTCAGCCATTACTCAAGAACTCCCATCACAGGTGCGGAAGGGTCGGTATCTTCTCCGAGTGAAGGATTCTCTCCGCCAGCAGTTACATTGCCAGCAAGAGCCTGATTGAACTTATCTCCGCCCTCGTAAGGTTCCAATCCTTCAATCTGACGAACTTCATTTGGAGTGCGAGCGCCCATCGAAACATTTATCATGTTCACGCGAGCGCGAGTGATTGCATCTGTACGAAGTAGGGTTGAAGTATCGAATGCGACATCATCTTCAGGGTCAAGAATGTTTGAGATTGCAATTTCAATTCGACGAAGCCAAGGGGCAATCGTATGAGTGAGGAAATTGAGGGATGCTTGTTCTACATTCTGATAGGTCTGATTATCGCCAGAGGCCAGGAGTAGGTGCGACGGAATGCGGAAGATGCGAGCGATGTCGCGAATCAACTGCTCGCGAGACTTGATCATCTCTGCGTCGGCTGCTGAAGTTGTGATTGGCTTGAAGGTCAGGCCATCAGAGAGAACTGCTGGCTTGCGGTGACGGCGATGGGTTGCCTCCCATGTCGCCTGAATGACGCGAGCCTGTTCCAAATTCAGCTTTTGCGGAGTCTCAAGAACGCCAGAAGGTGTTCCTCCCTCGCCGTAGAACTGGGCAAGGTGGCGATCCATAGCGATGGAAAGGCCGATGAGATTGCGAGCCTGATTGAGTGGGGAGATACCCACCAAAGATTGAGGCGGTGTGAACCAGCGAAGGTGAAGAATATCCTCACGGTTCATCTCGTTGCCGAGGTGCAAATAACGGCGACCGGTCATGTCACCTGTTGGAAGCACCTGCATTTGATAAGGGTGCAAAGGAACAAGACCAATCATGTTGCCCAAGCGATCGCGGTCGATTTTGACATAAGCATTTCCATGCAAAGCCATCGAAGCGACAATCTGGTGAATCAATTCGTAAGTGTTTGATTCTGGGTCAGGGTCGGCAAGTACATCAGGCAAAGGTCGCATGACTCGCTTGCCATCATTGCCAATGGTGTAGCAGCGAAGTGGCATGGAAGCAACAGAGTCAGCAAGAAGTGAGACAGCGCCGAGAACGGATGAGACACCGAGAGCAGTCCATTCATCAATTCGCTCACCAGCAGCCGAGGTCATAGATGTTTGACCATAAAGCTGACTCAATGGGGAAACATAGTTATTGAATTGAGGGTATCGGCCTACTGTGAAGGATTGGATGCCACGCGAGAAGATGCTCATTCATTTCCTCCAAAACCAGCGAAGTCTGCTAATACTGAACCAACGATTGCCAAGATTCCTCCTGCGATGAGTGCTGCGCCAAGTCCAAGGATGATTCCGACACCTGTTGCGATTGATAAAGCACCAACAACTTCAACTGCGGTGCTGATTTTTTCACGCATTTGGAACCTCCATTGTGAACGGATCGAATACTTGTGGCAATGAACCACCTTGAGATTGCCACCATGCAGCTCTTTCGAGCGCCATGACGGATGAGACTGCAAGGTCAATCCTACGCTTTGAGCCTTTCGCTTCTTTGGAAAGTCTCGAACCGCGATTGTCGGTGCGAAGTTGAGCGTTGCCGATATGTCGTGCAAGTTGAGCGTCACCATTTTGGGTGATTGTCTTATTCATGACCGACTCGAAGAATCGTGTTGTCGCCGGGGTCATTCGGCTAGCGGTCTGCGGGAAGGTGACAACAGGCAAGCCTTCATCTTCAAGCACCTGGAATGTTCTTGCCCATCGGTATGGATCGCAAGCAATTTCAAGAACTTGCCATCTGGTCGCTGCCTTGCGAATGGCATCCTCAACTTCAAGAACAGGAACCTGCCAACTCGCATCAGCTTCGTCTGGCTTCTCCCAAATTGCAACGGGCATGATGTGTGGAGTTTCCTCAACCGATACCGCCACGATTGCGGTACAGTCGCCGTTGAATGATCCGTCGAATCCGAGAACGACATCAACGCCGTCAGGAATTTCCTTCTCGACTGCAATCGCATCCCACATTCCGTGAGGAAGCCAAGTGTCAGATGTTGAAGTCCAGATATTCAGGCGCTTGGTCTTGAATTCAGATTCAGGCGTTCGCAAGATAGCAGAGGCGAAGTCATCGGATGCGACGATGTCATCGAATCCGGGGTTTGCTTCTTTCCATGCATTTGGATCGCGATAGTCGCCATCGTTGTTGGCTTCCCACCAGGCGAAGAAGAATGTCGGGTCATTGACTTCGCCACTAGCAACGCGCTTGCCGTATTCATAGAGACTGAAGCAGATGGAATCTTTGCCAGATGAATCGGTCTTGACTCCTGCGGTGGTAATTGCCACCAGCATCGGTTCAATTCTTGCACCCATTGCGAGTGACATAACATCGAAGAGTTCGCGATTGGGTTGAGCATGGAGTTCATCGAAGCAGACAAGAGTCGGGTTCAAGCCTTCTTTGGAGAATGCATCTGCTGATAGAGCGCGATAAACAGAGCCAGTCTTGGGATTGTGAATCGTGTCTTTATAGACTGTGAGCAGTTCGGAAAGTTCGGGATGAAGGCGAACCATTTCCTTCGCCGTGTTGAATACGATTTTCGCTTGTTCCTTTTCAGCAGCGCAAGAATAGATTTCCCCGCCTTGCGCTCCGAGGACTAGCGATTCAAGAGCAACAGCAGAGAGCCAAGCAGACTTTCCATTCTTGCGCGGAAGTCCGACCAAGCCGACACGATGACGAAATTTCCCATCGGCTTTGACTGCGAAGAGTTGTCGAGTGAGTTCGCGTTGCCAACCTCGGAAGACAAGGTCTTCGCCAGCGTGTCCAGCAATGGAGTCTTTGGTGATCTTGCAGAGTGCTTCAGCGAAGTCTGCAATGTCATCACCTCTCGACCTTTTCAAGTCTGCTTCTGGAACTTTGGTCAGCCAACGCGGTGGAAAGCCATCAATCTTCTTTGCCATTATGCCCCCCGGCTGAAATTACTGTCGAGCCTCTCGCTTGGCGATGAGCTTGTCGATGGCGCTGATCGCCTTGACCTCTGCAACCCCAAGTCGGGAGCGAGCAGTTGGGTCGAAGCCTAGCAATGAAAGTGAGTCCACGAATGCTTTGTTCAAGTGAACGAGCAATCTGCCATCTGCCGATTCCAGAGTCGCACGATATTTGGCACGAGCTGCTGCAAGGTCATCGGCGAGGCGAGCCGCGTTCTCAATGGCTTGGATGTCGCTTGAAGGTGAGAGCCATGTGATTGCGTTCGCCCACGCCGAGTTCCAGAGCGCGATGCCATCCTTGCCAAGACCTGCTGGTGGCTCTGGGATGGATGAAGCCATTGGGATTGTCGTGATGACTTGAAGGTCAGGAAGTTTGCGCTTGCCTGGGTTGCCCGTGATCCGCTTCAACTCTGCTGGCTTAGGAGGGCGACCTGCGGTCATCGCATAACCTCCAAGATTTTTTCCGAATTGGTAATTTCGCGAACAGAGATAAAAAACGGGGGGGCTGGGTCTATGCGTAACCGCCAGAAAAAACAGAAATTTTTTTCAATTTATGTCTATGCGTCGCGCTTGGAAGAGTTGCACGAACGACAGGCTGCTCGAAGATTGTTTGTGTCAAGCCTAGAACCACCGCGAGACAGGGGAACGATGTGATCGACAGTCGCATCCTTACCAATCAACTTCTTGTTGCAGTAGTAGCAAGTCCAAGAATCCCGGGCTAGAACAACCAAGCGAACTTGTTGCCATTCGTAATCATATCCACGCCCCGATGCAGGGCGGTATCTCTTTGGCTTTCCTGAAAGATAGATTGCTTCGCATTGTTCGCATCTACTTCTTGCAGTTGGCTTGCCACACGATAGGCATGAAAGTTTGGGCGACATGGGCGGGGTTTATTTCATTCCGTAAATGTTCATTTATTTCCCACCAATAGGGGCGGCCTTCATCCAAGTGTGGATGACACCACCAGAGAATGCATCGTGCTTGGTAGCAATTGCAATCGCATCCTCAAGCAATGAAGTGACTTGAGACTCTGTGCGAATCTTCTTGTTGTTCAATGCATAAGTGATTGCGCCGAGTGCATATGCCTCACCGCTTCCTGCTGTATAGACACCATCGACAGATCGTTCCCATGAATAGTCTTCATCGATGCGATAGCACTTGCCATCTACAATGACGAGGAAGATGTTGTTGTGAACAACTGTCGAATCTTCTTTGTTGATTTCATATCCCGCTTCGATGAATGCTTTCCGCATCGAGGGAATGAGAATACTTGTCACGAACTTATCTGTTGATAATCTTCCGCGCTTTGGTGCAGTCCATGAATGTTCAAGGATGTTGATGCCCCGGACATCACCTGCACCAGCAATGATGAAGTCGCCGTTCTCGAATATCTTTCCATTGGGCAACATCTGGATTGAACCATTCTGATCCGATGACTGAGAGTCACAGGCAATCACACAGAATGCATCTGTCTCAATAGCAGCGAGCGTTGTCATCGATTCCCCGTTTCATTCTTCGCATCCAACAGCTCATCGAGAAGTTCTTGCAACATTTGTTTGCGAAAGTCTGAGGCGATGCGAACTCCATCCGCGATGGATGCAATCATCTCATCGAGGTTGGAAGTTGAAGTCTCTGTCGAAGCCATACGGGTGAATGTACCCTGCGCCGTTGTCACTTTGATGGTGTAGGCAGAACGAACTCGACAATGAAATTGTACCATCACGCTTGCTTCGACTTTGTCAAATCGTTTCAACGCTTGGCTTGAAAGTCTATGAGGTCATAGGAGGACATCATCTTCTTGACCTTGTGACGGCGAGCGAATTGATGGACTGCCTTCACCGTCATTCTGAAATAGATTGCTATCGCCTCGGCATCTAGCCACACCTCTTGGCGAGAAGACATGGCAACCGCCATCAGGCGAATGGTGTTCCATTGATTGCCACACTTTCGGCAGTCGAAGAGGTCTAGTGGATCATCATGGTTGATTGTCAGGAAGTTGCCACAGATGGAATCTGGCATCTCGGTCGGACAGGCAATCTTGTGCTTCTTCTCGACAAAGGAGCGAGATGCTGCAATTCCTGTCGAATGAAGCTCTCGAACCTCTCGGGCGAACTCGCCAATCCAATCCTGCTTTCCTGACCATGACAGATGGGTCTGGTGAAACTTGATGGTTGCCTGAATCTTCTTCTCAAGGGCAGATGGTGGAATGAAGGCTGGTGGAACCAATTTGCGATCTGCTCGGATGAGTTTTTCCCACTCATGCAGAATCCCGAGGATGTCATCTCCTGCGATGAAGGAGAGGGCATTGACATTGACTCCGATGGTGCGCTCGCTACTTCTAGCCCCCGACCCACTTCGACCGGGTAGGAGTTCAGAGTGAGCGCCTTTCCAGAATTCCATCAAGTCATCGAGCTGAGAGTGAATCTTGGTGTGACATCGCTGGCAGATGCCGTCGTGCTGGATGGCTCGGTTACAGAGTCGGCATTGGTTATCCATCAGAATGGGAATCCTTCGCTTGAGTAGGTGACGGGTTCAGGTTTGCGAAATAGTTCATGCGGGATGGTGAAGTCGAGCTGGTCGCATTCATGAGCAGCGAGAACGATTTCTGATCCATCCGACTTCTCAATCTCGGCCAGCCCCCGCATCTTGACCAGTTGCTCCCTGGTCGTCTGGAAGATGCGAACCCCTCTGCCCCTTGCTAGGAACTCGGCCTCAAAGTTGAGTGGAGTTGGCGCAAGTTTGACGGCGAAGCCGATGACATGGCACGACCAGATCGCCGACTTGCACTTGGCACAGAAGTCAGGAATTGGGGATGTTGAGATGAAACTTTTATTCATTCAACACCCACCCCACCCCTTCCCTTTCCCCCTATAGAGGGGGGAAAGAGGGAAAGGGTCATGGGAAATTTTGCCATTTGACCCTTTCCCGCTTTTGGGAAAGGGTGGGAAAGGGTCAAATTGAGCGTGAATTTTGGGAAAGGGTGGGAAAGGGTCGTTGGCAGAATGACCAAATCCTCGGGAAAGGGTCGGGAAAGGGTCGTTTTTGGACACTTATGCATTGTCAGCTTCTTGCCAATCAAAGGAGCGAATGCCCCCGACCTTGTCTTCTGCCTCCCGATATGAGCGAAGCAATTTGAGATTGAGTGAATTGCGAGCGCCATGCTCTATGACCACGAACTTCTCATCAATGAGATTCTGGATCGCAACCATTACCCACTCTGCCTTGCCCTTGACATCCTTGATAACTGCCGATTTCGACAATGGCGTGGATGCCCCTTCAAGGAGTCTGCTGACCGATTCCATGAGATGAGTAGGTCTGGTCTTATCGGTGTTCATCATCGGAGCTTCAATCTTCATTGTCACCGATCCATCAGCTGTGGATGTCAGCAAGACCATTCCAGCAATCTTGGCTTCCTTGGAATTGGCTCTGACATGACCCGGGCGGTCTTTCGTCACCTTCAGATTCAATTCTCCCGACATTCCTCGACCGAATGGCATGACCACTTCCACCGAGATTGCCACGCCATTGATGTCAGCTCTTTTGGCTTGAGCGCCGATGGCGTAGTTGCCCCGACCCTCTTTGCTCTTGGTGACATGGTCAATGGTGCAGACCGCTGCCCCAGAGTTTGCCAATGGTCGAAGGAGTTGCTGGCTGAAGTAGGTGGCATCCTTGTTGGAGGTCAAATCTAGCCCTAGAAGGGTCATGGCAGCGTTCACGCCATCAACGATGACCAGTTCAGGCTTGAATGCGACAAGTCCATCCACAAGGTCTCCTCGCGCCTCTGGTGACAAGTCTTGGTCAGGGTTGGCATATTGGAATGAGGCGAATTGAATGTCTGTGACTCCGAGAGAACGAAGTCTGGAAAGAATGCCTCGCCCCGAATCCTCAAAGTCCAAATATATGACCTTCTGCTCTACTTCCAACGCTTGCTTGACGGCGAGCAGCGCCACCCAAGTCTTGCCCGATTCTGATTCGCCCAGGAGTGCATTGATTTTGCCCCGATAGAACAATCGATGTCCATCGCTTCGAGATAGGAATTCGGGCGCTGGCTC